TAGCCCAGGAGCAACTTATGGACGGCTTATCCGTTGGTGTGGAAGTTACCGCATCAAAGCCCCAAAAGGATTATCTCCTGGTCACCGCTGCTACCTTACGCGAGGTATCACTCGTAGAGAGCGCTGCCTTTGCAAGCGCTGCGGTGCAAAAAATTGCTGCAGCTGCAGGCGATATGCCAGTAGAGGCGGCAGAGTCCACAAGTACAAAAATTACGACAACTAACACCGTAATAAACTCAACCACAACCGAAACCGAAACCGAAAGCGAGGCCGCTGTGACTACAGCCCCCGATCAAAACGCACCTGAGGCAGTAGATGCCACAGAGCAGGCTGCACCTACAGTAGAGGCAGCTCGTAAAATCATCCTACCAAGCGCGCTCAATTCACAGCGCGTACGTACACCTATTACATCAATGGGTGCATACACAGAACACAAGATTAAAGCTGCACTAGGTAATGAAGATAGCAAGCTATACGTAACTGCAGCCGATGACGATTTCAGTACTAACCCTGCATTTTCTCCAACACAATACCTAAGCGAGTTCCCAACTAACACACGTTTTGGCACACCGTCAATCGATGCGTGTTCACGTGGAGTTTTGCCAGCTAGCGGTATGACTATTAACGTGCCTTCTCTTGTTACATCTGCAGGCGGTAAGTCAGGCGTTGCACCTGTTGTAACTGTTGAAGCCGAAGGCGGAGCAGTTGCTAACACAGGTATGGTTACTGAATACCTTTCCGGTACAGTATCTAAGTACTCAGGTATGAACACTATTAGCATTGAATTGCTAGAGCGCTCAGATCCTAACTTCTATGCTGAGCTAACAGCACAGCTACAAAATGCTTACCTAAAGACTCTTGATACAACAGTTAATGCTGCACTTATTACAGCGGGTACTGTTGCAACTACAGCACAAGCTGCTACATCTGCAGGTATCATCGGTTACGCATCTGAGGCCGCACGTCTTGTTTACGAGGCAACTGGCTACTATGCACAGAACTACATCGCCAATGGATCTCAATGGCAGCTACTAATGAGTGCATCCGATACAACGGGAAGACCGATTTACTCGGCAAGCCAGCCAATGAACGCGGGCGGGCTTACACAGCCTGGCTCAATCCGCGGCAACGTACTAGGTCTTGATCTATACGTTGATAAAAACTTTGCAGCTACTACAACTGTGGATGACTCAGCAATTATTTTGGCGCCTGAGGCATTTACTGTTTACCAATCACCACAGGCTTATATGTCAGTTAACGTAGTTAGCAATCTGCAAATCCAGGTGGCTATTTATGGCTATATGGCAACTATTGCAAAAATGCCTAAGGGTATTATCCGTTACAACTTCACCTAAGCAAACCCACTAATAGTTTGGTAAGCCTCTTAGCCCTTTGAGGCTTACCAAACCTAAGTAAGATAGGAGTACACAAGTGCCAGCTACATATGTAACCGCCGCGACATTAAAAGCATCGTTGGGCGTTGGCACTTTGTACGATGCTTACACCTGGATAGAAGACACCTGCCAAGCTGCACAAGATCTAATAAACGGCTTTTTATGGTTTGACAGCGCGCCCGTAGTCGGTACCGCGTTAGTGTCTAATGTCGCTACTGTTATGGTTGCCAACCCTGGCATCTTTACTACGGGCCAATCAGTAACTATTGCTGGGGCTGGTTCAACCTTTAACGGTACTTACACAATTACGGGCACAATTCCATTTAGCACAGGCACAGCTAATATCTTGCCTGCATTTAATATGCAGCTTAACTATTGGCAATTCCCACAGGGCTATAGCTTTATCCAATATGCAAAAACTGCAGCTGACCAAAACTTTAGGCGCGTACTGCCTTATGGCACTATGACAGGTGACGATACAAAAACGGCTACCTATGCCAATACCCCAGCTATAAACGCTGCAGCTTTAATGCTGGCAGAAAATATATGGACATCTAGATTTAGTACACAAAACGGTGGAACTAGCCTAGACGGCTACAGCCCTAGCCCCTTTAAGATGTCTAATACTTTAATGGCATCCGTGCGTGGCCTTTTGGCCCCGTATCTTTCACCTGCGGGTATGGTCGGCTAATGCCTGCAGCTATAACTACCTTACGCAGCACAATAGCTGCAGCCCTGGCTAACCCAGGTGTATGGACGGTATTTAACTACCCGCCTAGCACTATGCAATCTAGCGCTGTGGTGGTTGCCCCTGCCGATCCATATATCACGCCAAGCAATAACTCAAAAGTAAATATATCGCCTATGGCTAATTTTAAGATTATTATGACCGTACCAATGTTTGACAACGCCTCTAACCTAATTGGCATAGAGGACACAATAGTAGCTGTGTTTACTAAACTAGCTAATAGCGCAATCGTATTTAATGTTACTAGCGTTAGCGCCCCTAGCGTACTAAGCGTTGCCGCAGGTGACTATCTAACGGCAGATTTACAAATAAGCATACTAACGAGCTGGAGCTAACTAATGGCACTTACAGATGAAGAAAAAGCGTTTTTAATCAAAATTGGCCAAGACCTGCCAAAAGAGATTAAAGAAACCCAACCAAAAGAAACTACAACACAGAAAGTAGAGGAATAGCCCTAATGGCAATTTTCTTATCAAACGGCGTAGTGGCTACTCTTAACTCAGTAGCACTATCAGATCACGTAACCAGCGCTAGCATCTCTCGAACCTTTGACGAGCTAGAGGTAACAGCTATGGGCGATACTGCTCATAAGTTTGTAAAAGGCTTAGAGGCCAGCACAATTACTTTAGATTTTCTAAACGATGATGCTGCCTCCGGTGCAGGTTCAGTACGTGCAACTTTGCAAGCTGCCTGGGGTACAACCGTGCCACTAACACTAAAGCAAACTAGCGGCGCAGTATCAACTACTAACCCGCTATACAGCACTACAGTTTTGGTTAATAACACTCAAGACATTAACGGCGCTGTAGCAGATGAATCAATGCAGAGCATTACATTTACCTGTAACTCACCAATCGTAATTACAACCGCACCATAAGAATAAAGAAAAGGGGCTAACACAATGGCAAAACTTAAAATAACAAGGGCAGACGGTACGGTATCTGAGCATCAGATAACGCCGAAAATTGAGTGGGCCTTTGAGTTATATGCAAAAAAAGGTTTTCATAAAGCCTTTAGAGATGATGAAAAGCAGAGCGATGTTTACTGGCTAGCGCACGAGTGCCTTAGATCAGCAGGCGTTGAAGTACCTGTTTTTGGAGCGTTATTTTTGGACACCTTAGCTAAGGTTGAGGTATTGGACGATGACCCTTCGCAATAGTGGGGCGCGGTAGTTTTGGTTACCTGGTTGCACAGCTAGCCGTTGAAACGGGAATCGCGCCCCAGTATTTACTAGACCTGGATGCAGATATGTTTAAAAATATGCTAAAGGTTTTAACCGATAAAGCTAAGGAGCAACAAAATGCCAGTAGAGGTAAGAGGCGCCCTTGAGCTACGCAAGGCTATTAAAAAGTTCAGCCCTGAGTTAGCGAAAGAGACTCGCAAAGAGTTAGCCAGCCTTTTAGCCCCTATCGTTAAAACTGCTAGAGGTTTTGTGCCAAGTAGCTCGCCTTTATCGGGTTGGGGAAAAGCGCCTACAACTACAGGTAGATTTCCAATATGGGATAGCAGCAAAGCTAAAGGCGGCATAGGTTATAAAACCTCACCTTCACGGCCTAATAATCAAGGTTTTAGAGCTGTAGCTCGTATCGTAAACAACAGCGCCGCAGGTGCAATCTATGAGACGGCTGGGCGCGTTAATCCTCAGGGCAGAAATCAGGCAGGCTTAAAACCTGTTGTGTATCCTGGCCACAAAGATTTTGGCAAAATGGTGCGCTCAGGTAATAAAAATGAAGGCCGCAGCGCAAACCCGTATGCAGGTAAACAATTTATAGATGCTATAAACGCGGACGGTCAAATAGTAGATGCCAATAATCAAACTGGCGCTGGCAAACGATCCCGTAAAATGCGAGGCCGTGCAATCTTTAGAGCTTGGGCCAATGACGGCGGCAAGACTAACGCCGCTGTATTAAAGGCTATAGAAAACTCAAAGATTAAGTTTTATAATGCTATGGGGGTTAAGTAATGGCTGTTGATCCTTCAGTAGTAATAAATATAGCTGCCGAGTACACAGGCAAAAAGGCATTTAGTAAGGCAGAGACAGCTACCAAGACACTTACTAAAAGTGTAAAAGGTTTAGCTGGAGCTTTTGGTATCGCTTTTGGCGCTAGAGGCGCTATGCAGGCCGTTAAAGCTTTTGCAGCCGATGACAAGGCCGCTAAGGTACTGAGCAAAACTCTTAATAATTTAGGGCTAGCCTTTGCTGACCCAGCGGTAACAAAGTTTATAAGTGACTTAGAGCGCCAAACGGGCGTACTCGATGACAAGTTACGCCCTGCCTATCAAATGTTACTGACCAGTACGGGCGATTATATTAAATCACAGGATTTACTACGCACAGCCCTTGACCTTAGCGCGATGAGTGGCGTTGACGTTGTGAGCGTGACAGCCGATTTATCAAAGGCCTACCAGGGTAATACCCGTGGCTTAATGAAGTACCAGCTAGGCCTAAGTAAAGCCGAGCTAGCAGCTATGAGTTTTGAGGAGATTTTAGCCCAGGTGGCTAAGGTCAGTAAAGGCCAGGCACAGTTAGCAGCTGACTCTTACGCAGGATCGTTAGACAAACTAACCGTAGCGGGTGCAAACGTAGCCGAAACACTAGGCAAAAATTTAGTAGATGCCCTTGCACTTTTAGGCGGCGAAGGTGGCCTACCTAAAACCCTAAGCCTTATAGAGTCTATTTCAGGTGCCATAGGTACTGCCATTATTAACTTTGCTAAGTTTATACGCGTTATAGATATTATTACAGGTAGCGGTGCCTTTAATATGCTTGGCGATCTTGAGAAAGCTTTTGCACAGTTTGAGGCCCAGGATAAAGCAAGAGCCGCTAGTAAGTTTGCTGGCACAGGTATGGCTACCTCATACCAGGGCAAAAAGGCACAAGATGCGCAAGCCCTTGCTGCCGCTAAAAAGATTACTACAGAGACTAAAAAAACAGCGGCGGCGGCACTAGCCACAGCTAAAGCTAAACAACTATCTCTAGCAATAGATAAGGCAAACCTGGCTTTAGCTAAAGGCGCAGACGTTTTTGATTTAGATAAAATCCAACTTAACGCGGCATTAATTAGTCAGGCTGAGGCGCTAGGTAAAGCCACTACAGGCTCACAGATACTAGCTATTGCTAATGATGTACAGCGCTTAAAGATTAAGCAAGATATAAACGCTCTTGAAGATGCTATAGCGTCTAAGGATGAAACAGCCATAGTAAAAGCCACGGCTAAACTAAACGAGGACTTAAAAATACTAGGCGCTTTACAAAAGCAAGATGCCAAACTGCTGGACATAAACAGAGTTTTAGCAGGTATGAAATCTACGGATCTTATTAACCTGGATAACCTACAATCGGCTTTAGATTTATTGGCTAAGTTTAAGTTCCCTACGCTGACTATTCCAGGCGTGGGAACCATTGGTGGCAATGTTAAGAGCGGCACGGCTGCAGCTGTTGCTGGCCTTATACCTGGCGTTGACTATAACCCTGGCCAAAATCCAGACCGCAACTATGATGATGCCAATAGAGCTGCACAGCTTGCTGCTTCTAACGCTATGACTTATTTTGCCGAAAAAGGTTCAGGCCGCGGTGCAGGTGCAGGCGAAGGGCAGATACCTGCAGGCGCTTACAATATAACCGTAAACGCAGGCGTGGTTGGTAGTGAAAATATAATTGTGGATGCCGTGCAAAATGCCCTTAATGAGATAGCACGTAGAGGCTATACAACTACCTACGCAGGAGCTATAGCAATATGACCGTCCCTACAGTACACGCTGTTATTAACTTTAGTACTGGGCCTAGCTTTGCTCAATCTATGATCTTAGATAGCGGCATATTAGGCACTAACGT